CCTGCGTGGTCAGGCTCCATCAGTTCTCATCCTCGTACTCGTCCTCATCATCGGAGCCCTCATACAGCTCCCAGTCGTCGCCCTTGAGGTCCGACTCCACCTCGTCCCAGTCCACCAGGCCCAGCAGGTCCACGAACATGTCACGGGCCATGCTGTCAGCCGGCAGGGTGTCCACGAAGTAGTCATAGAACGTGCTCTCGGCCGTCCCACCGTAGCGGAACGAGTCGCGGAACATCTCGTAAGTGCCCTGGTCATTGTTCAGCCACAGGCTGATCTTCCACGTGGCGCTACCGTACTCACTGGCCATGATTCAACTCCCTTGTTTGGATACTGCGTGCTCAGCGTGGTCTATGACGACCGTAGGCCCATGGCCTCGCTGAGCTGTTTGCTAGCCTTCCTCGGTTCGGACTTCCTTGGCACTGGCGACATCCCACACAGACCACTCACCCCGAGCACTCGCCAGAGCGAGAGCGGTGTACAGGTCCGCCACGTTCCGCTGAATGCTCACGTACACGAGGCCCGTGTGAGCCTCCGTGGTCACGGTGGCGTAGTAGCCCTCGCTGTTGGTCAGCAGGTTCCAGTGCTGTGAGAGGTACAGGTCTGTACTGCCGTACGGAGCGGGGTGTTTGGCCCTGAGCACCAGGCTCATCACCTCACCACCCACCATGTACCCATCCGTGGGAATGTCTCCACGATGGTTGATCGAGAAACCGTTCTTGGCGCGCTCCATGAGCACGTCGGTGATGTTGTGCGGACGCATGCTAGTCCCTCTCAGCCCAGGCCAGGAAGACTTGGCCATCCTCGTTGAGGTCGTCTGCGATACCCTCCGCCACCTGGCGGTGAGACGTACGTGCGACGACTTCGGCATCTAGATCAGCCTCAGCGTCAAACACGACGTAGACACTGTACATGATGATCCTTTCTAGTGGACGAGTGCTCCGCTCGCACTGCGAGTGCGTAGGCCTGAAGCCGGCGGAGCTGTTGATCAAACCTTCCGGACGTTTACTGTGTGATCGTTGTACTGGTCCCGGAGAATGCCCGCAATTGTGTTGGCTTCGCTCTCGTGCCGCACGACCGCGAGTAGCCGCAAGTTGCTGCCTGCGTTTCTCTTGATGAAGCTCTGGTCTTGAGTGATGCAAAACACTCCGTACATGATCAGTTGTCCTCTCTGCAAGAAAACACATCCACGATGGTAATGGACTCTTCGTGGCCCTTCAGAATCTGCTGTTTGGCCTCCTCACGTGTAGGTGAGGTCACCTTACGGAGCGTTGAGTACTCGTGATCCTTGTAGACCACTACCCAGGTCATCAGATCTCCTCATCGGCGCCGTAGGCATCGGGCCGCTGGCAGTCATGGTGCCAGCTCGGCATCATGAGGTCGTCGTGCTCACGGACGCACACTGCGTCCTCACAGTCGACGCACATGGCCTCGTTGGGCTCTCCGATGGCAATGTCGAAGCAGTCTCGGCATGCACACCACACGTAACCGCTCATGATCTAGCCTCTCTGTCTGATGGTTCAAAGGATCACACACAGAGTATGTGATCCCTTCAGCTATCAGATTTTTTGAGCCGAATTAAGCCTATCTGCGATGGCTTGAGCCGCCTTCCGAGTCGGAAGCACGTAGTCCCTCCAGTCTCCGTGCTCGGTGCTGAGCGGGATGGATAGCCGCACAATAGTGTCGAACACTTTCCAACCTCTCGGGTTGGACACTACAAAATATCGGTACATAATGCCTCTCGGATCTATTCGTAGTGCGGGGCGTACTCCGGGTAGTCTGCGCCCGGGGCGTCCTCAATGAACACTGAGTAGTCGCCACCCGTGTAGATCACGGATGAGGACTTGCCAGTAGCCGGGTACTGCTTGCGCAGGTCCTCACGGACGCTCTCAGCGTCACCAGAGGGCACCTGACGGCTTGTGACGAGACGGCCGGCATCGTAGTACCAACCGCCTTCCTCCGGGCCGCCGTAGGCTCTGTCCACCTCGTACACGTTCACGTAGGTGACACCACTCATGTTGATCCAATCCGCACGCTGTATGCGTGCTCAGTGCCAGCCCACGGATTCGAACCTTGATCGCTTCGATTCGAGGGGGACGGCTGATATTATCTCTCCCCTTGTCGCTACCCACCGAGTGGGTGTGCTACGTCTGAGCTCATCCTGTGCGAGAGTACTGCGCGATCCGATCGCAACCGGATTTCTCTCCGCGCTGGCTACTGACGATATGGTGCGGCACCTGCACTCTCGTGCGCTGCTCCGCTTGCAAGAGGGAATCTCCGCCTCTTGCCTGTGGTCGGAACGGCTTCGCTTCGCATGGCCTGCGAGCTGGTAGCTCGTGGTTCCGGTGCTGTGCGTTGCGGCCTGACAACGAGAACTATCCTCCCTTGGCTGTCGGTTGTCAAGTGGGTAGCGGAAACTTCTTGTTTCCGCAGGTGGGACGGCCTGTTGCCGTCCTCACTCAGGGTCGTGAGCAGAGCTCACGCACCCTCGTCAGGCTGTGTGGATGCTGGTGGGAACGCTTGGCGTTCCCTGCCCAGAGATCCCAAGGGACGGGGATCTCAGGCCCCAAGGCAGCTGTGATGGGTGGGCTACTCACTACACGCGCCACGCGCGTGTGTACACATACCCACGTGGGCGCATCGGGTTGCCCGATGCTGGTGTAGCGTGTGCGACCACATCAGCACACGCATATAGTATGCATTCAACAATGCATTGTGCCGGCCACGTACACGTGGCCTCACCTGCTGTGCCATTGCCTAGTGTGTGCACATCATTGAGCGCCGAGTGTGAGCGATAGTTATACACCAATAATTACTCACAATGATTGACCAATTGTCCTCGCATTCGGATCATTCTGGTCCCTGCGCCTAGGTCTGACCGGCCCCTTTTAAACTCCAGCGGCCCACGAGTGTGTATAACCCATCAAAACTCGCGGCTAAAGTACAATCCATAGGCGTTTACGGACGGTCAGAACCGTACAGGTTCCAGCTACGTAGAGTAGTACTAGGTAAAGCTTGGGTAAAGATCTAGAGTGAGGCGGCAGAAACAGGGCGACTCACGCAGTAGTATCTTACTGAGGCCTTTAGAGGGGACCACCTCAGGGGTCCCCGAGACGCTGGACCAAGTCCAGCGGGTAGAATACAATAGACGCCCCTTAGGGCGTCAGTATGGGAGCCCCTTAGAGGGCTCCCTACAGTACCACTCACTGCCGTGAGTGAAATGATTCGGCTAAGCCGAATCTACTTACCCCACTAGAACGAACGGCAGTGAGGAAAGAATAACTATCCCTCCTTGAGGGAGGGAGGTGAGCCCCATGGGCGAACGGGATATTCCTGTTAGTGCCAAGAAAGCAAAGATTATCGAGTTGTTCGCCAAGGGGCGAACCATCAAGGACATCTGCAACGACATTGGCATTTCGCCGAAGTCGTATGAGTACTACCGCCGAACTGATCCTGAGTTCCGCGAGCGGATGGACCACATCCGCGAGTTCAGGAATACCGGAGTAGTTGCGCAGGCCCGCAAGGCGGTCCCTCGCTTCGAGGAGTTCTCCGAGAAGTATCTTGGTGCCAAGGTCTTCTGGCACCAGCAGCAGTGGGTGGATGTGCTGGAGGGCCGAGAGCCCTCCTCGGTCAACGAGAACCAGAGGTACGAGAAGGGCAACAGCCCTCAGCACCTCATCATCAACACTCCGCCCGGCCATGGCAAGTCCACCTGTGTCACGACGAACTACGTCGTGTGGCGTATCGTACAAGACCCCGACATCAAAATCCTCATCGTGTCTTCGAACGCCACCAACGCCAACAAGTTCCTCTACGGCATCAAGATGAGGTTGGACTCCACTCGTGCCTTCGCCGAGCTGAAGAAGTCCTTCTCGCCCGTGGAGGGCTTCGACGGTGGCAACGCCATCTGGCGCAACGACATGATCTATGTCAACAGCACCACGGAGGAAGAGACCACCGGAGAGCGTGACCCTACGGTCCAGGCTCTGGGCATGGGCAAGAAGATCTACGGTGCCCGTGCCGACCTCATCATCCTAGATGACGTGGTGGACCACTCCAACGCCCACGACTTCGAGAACCAGATCGACTGGATTCAGAACATCCTTCAGTCTCGTATCGACGCCGGAGACGGCAAGATCCTGGTCATCGGAACTCGACTGGCCACGCAGGACTTGTACGGAGAGCTTGTCAAACCCCAGTACTACGATGGGGAAGAAGTCCCCTGGACCTACCTGAGCCAGCCGGCCGTATTGGAGATGCCCGATGTTGACCCTGCCACCTGGGTTACTCTCTGGCCGAGGAGCAACCAGCGTCCTCGCGGTAAGAGTTTTGAGAACCTGGAACCTGACGGAGATGGACTCTTTCCCAAATGGGGCGGAGCTCAGTTGTCACGTAAGCGCGGTGGCATGTCTCCTCGGAACTGGTCTATGGTCTACCAGCAGGAGCAGGTAGCCGGAGATGCCATCTTCACGCCGTCTGCGGTTAACGGTTGCTCGGGTACTCGTCGCCCGGGGCCTCTTGTGGCTAGCCCTCTTCGTCCTGCTGGTATGCACGGGCTTACCGTGGTATGTGGCCTTGATCCAGCCGCTGCTGGCAACACTGCTGCTGTTGCGCTGGGCTTGGACCGTCAGTCGGGAAAGCGATTCCTCCTCGACGTCTTCAACCAAGCTTCCCTGAACTACAACCAGATCATCAACACCATCAAGGACTGGACGCTGGTCTACGGAGTCCAGGAGTGGCGGATCGAGAAGAACAACGTTCAGGCATGGCTGACCCAGGATGAAGGACTCCTTGACTTCCTCAGAGCCCGTGGCGTCATTGTACAGCCGCACTTTACTCATGGCAACAAGTGGGATGCGGACTTTGGTGTGGCGTCCATGGCCGCCCTGTTCGACAACCACGAAGAGGGCAGGAACCTCATCGATCTGCCTTCCTCTCGCAACCATGCTGGAGTTCAGGCCCTGAGGGAACAGCTCATCACCTGGCACCCTGAGACCAAGGGCAAGACGGACATCGTCATGGCCCTCTGGTTCGCAGAGATCCGCTGCCGTGAGTTGATGAACGAGAACCAGCTCATCACCCACTGGGGGATGGACAAGTACCGCAGCGCCATCCAAGAAGAGCGTATGTGGACAGTTGACATCGATGACTACATGAGTAGGAACCTGGTTCCCTCTCTCGGCTCCATTGAGCCGGAGTGGTCGGTGTACGGTAACAACCGCACTCCGAGCGACCACCAGAAGGGTGACCCGGGATGGTAGATGACAAGTACCCGGAGTTCCCCAAGCTGGAGTGCTCGGCTTGCGGAGAGCGCTTCGAAATACCCCGTAAGTGGGTGACAACGCAGTCCTTCGGTGAGCAGATCTACATCGACTGGGCCAGCGGGGAAGTCCTGATGAAGGCCCACTATCAGGCGCACTACGATGAACTAGCCCAGGGAGTAGAGGGATACCTTGCTTCGCAAGCCTGATGTCCATGCCGACGTAAGAGAGGGGGTGATGCCAAGTGTTGAATCCTGACGATGTTAGCAAGAAGGTCGAACAACTGCGGCGTTTGAACGCCGACAGGGATAATAGATCGCGAAACGTTCAGCAGGTCCGGAACGGTGACGTGCAGACGATTCTACCTGGGTTCTTTCCGACCTACTGGCCAGCGCCAATCATCGCTAACCACATCGACATCGTAGTCCGTGACCTCTCTGAGCAGATCGGCAAGATGCCGACCCTCACCTGCACGGCTGCTGTGAACGTCTCGCACCGCCAGAAGTCGTTCAGCATGAAGCGTACGAAGATCGCCCACAAGTACGCCGATGTCTCCAACCTCCGCATCAAGTTGGTGGAGGCAGCCGACTGGCTGATCTCCTACGGCTTCGTGCCGTGTGTCGTCGAGCCGGACTTCAAGCACAACACCCCGCGTGTGCGCTTCGAGAACCCGATGAACTCCTACCCGGAGTTCGACATCATGGGTCACTGCGTCTCGTACGCCAAGATTCACCAGGAGCCGGCCGTTGAGCTGGCCTCCAAGTACCCGCAGTTCGCCAACCAGCTCTTCGGGTCTACCGACCCTCGTGACCACGCGCGCATGGGTGAGCAGGTGCTCTCCCTGGTGCGGTACGTGGACGCTGACCAGATGCTCGTGTACGTGCCTGAGCGGGCCAACCTGGTTATCCACCAGGCGCCCAACCCGTTGGGCAAGTGCCCGGTCGTGGTGGCTCAGAGGGCCAAG